CCAACATCAATCGTTGTGGCACCCTTTGCAATTACTGTACGATCGCCATTATCGTCAAGAACGTTATAAACGATTTCTCGAACTTGAGGTGTTTTACCGACCATGGCTTACTACATTAGTTTCCGAATAAAATTCCAGCCATTCCCTCCTGGATCCGCAACACGTTATAATTCACTGCATAAATTCGAATATCTTCACCCGTTCGTCCTTCACCGATGAGAGCATCACGAATTTGTATATGAACATTATCCAATCTACTGAAATTACATGACCCAGTAGACTTATAATCAGATGCGTTTGTACAGAAGTGGTATGCATAATATCGTGTATAGAATGGTGTATTGTAGAGTTCATTGAACGCTGATACACCAAAGTCGGAATGAAAGTAATTCTGTACGTTATGGAAATATGTCGGTGTCATACCTTCAAGAAGGTGTGTACCATTTAATAAAATATCGGCTGAATCAAAGGTGAAGCGATCCTCTATCACGTTACTCGATTTTGTGGGTATGCCAAAGAAAAGTGACTTGACTGGGTGATTGAAATGTGAGATATCATAATCGTTGTACCCTGGGGTAAGTTTCTGCTTGAGTGTTTGTGTTTGAGTGATGATGAAATCTAATTTTGTCGAAGTGAACCGTTTTCTTTCTGGTGCATCGAGATATACATAGTTACCGTATAACTTAGCAGAGAATGGTACGTCAAGGTTCTTCTTGAAGTTCACACGTACTTCGACTTGATGATATTGGAGAGCCACCATGGGGATGTATGAAGTCTTGCTATTGAAAAAGAATGTCAATGGGAAAAAGTTTGTGTTGGTGACTGAACACTTGTTGTTAATCTCCTGGGACTTGGTGTATGTGTCTGCCAAATAATTTTGATAGACGTCACTGATAAAATCAAATGGTTGGGAATCAACTTTCTGTCCACCGATGTATAAATCAATTATAGATCCTTGGAATCCTTCAACTAGATTCGTACCTTCAAACCATAATCCGGTGAGTAAATCACCATTCATTGGGATGACACACGCATCTTCAGCCAATGAATACTCTTTAATTAATTTAGGAGCCTGGGCAAAGTTTGTATGTCTGGTATATTTGGAAGTGAAGAGTGATGTTCCTTCACCACTCATGTAATAGACATCTTGAGCACCTTTCGAAACGAGTTGAACGAGTGCACCAGACATATCTATTAGATGTGTAGATTATAAAAATAGACACTTACCCTGAAATGGGTTCACTTCTTCCTTGTCTTCAACTGCGTCAATCCTAAATCCACCTTGTTTGTAGACCCGTAGTCGTTTCTTATACATCGCAAACAATATCGACCACTGATCGACAATATCGTAGATGTGTGGATTATTATTCTTCCCTGGCGTCTCTCGCATAACACGTCCTATAGATTGTTGAATGTCGGACTTGGGTGTAGCTAAGATGACAGTGTCCAATGTTGGAATGTCCAAACCTTCGTGGGCTTGACTGAACGTCGCGAATATGATTTTCTTCTTTGAGGATGCTTCTAGATCAGCTTCTTTCATTCCACCCATATAGAGACCTGAACTTGTTGGAAAACATTTATGAAGAAATTCACAATGTTGTCGTCGATCACTGAGTACTAAAAGTTGTCTGGTACCGGAGGAAGCTTTCTTTACTAAATTGACCAGCATCTTGTTACGATCTCTATGTTCGACCAATTCCGTAATCATATTCACGAGTGAGAGTTGTCCATTACGTGTACACGGTGGTGGATTCCTAAACATCGGACACTCATATTGAACTGAAAAAACTTCAACCTGTCCTTGATTCTCACGTTCGACCGCAAAAAAAGTTGGACCCATAAACCAATGAAGTACTTTACTTAGACCATCTTTGCGAATAGGTGTCGCGGACAGACCAAATATATGACGAGGACACATCTTGAAGAGACTCTGACTGAAAACCTTCGCACAAATATGATGAGCTTCATCCACGATGACTGTACCGATACTATCAAAATCACCAAATGAATATTCCTTGAGTGACAGAGACTGGAGCATTGCAATCACAAAGTCACAGTCAACTTCTTTTTTATTCTGTTGAACGACACCAATTGTTGCTCCGGGACAAAACTGTTTAATACGTTCTCTCCACTGATCCGCCAAAAATTGTTTATGTACGACGATCATAGTTCTATATCCAAGAGTACATGCTATGGCCAGGGATACCGTCGTCTTCCCATAGCCGCATGGTAAAGAAAGTACACCGTGACCTGCTTTAATTGCTGCTGTGTGTGCTTCATTCTGGTGTGTGGCATCCCTGAGTTTTCCAGTGAACTTGATATTGGTCCTGGTGGGGGCTGGACGTTTATCCTGCGTTGGTTCTTCAATGGTACCAGTTCCATAGAATCTTGGAACACAGATTCCACTCTTAGCTGTTCTGTAAACCTTGAAAGGCGGTGGAGGAAATCCATATTCGTTATTGACGAGTGGCCTTACCGTTAGTTCTTTTTTAATTTCCGGTGTTGGACTCTCCAAGATAAGTCCGGTCCTCGTGAGGACTGTCATGAATTACTTATTTAAAGGGGACAAACTTTAAATGAGTAAATGCCTACTGTTGACTAACATCGAACAACTGACTCAAGAAGTTTTCAGACTTCAAGGTATGCTTTCAACCTTTGAGGGTTTCAAGAAAGGTGGTCTGACGACGATCGAACTTCCTCAAGATCCGAATGTTCAACCAGAGGAAGGTGAACAGGATGCGAGTACCCAAGAGAAGCCTGAATAATTTCCCACATTCCATACACCCTTAAAGTCGATGACAACATCAACTTCATCTTCCTTTATAAGAGACTGCACCGGACGTCCCCTGACTTCGCACATCACTCTCCTATACCGGAATGGAACCTTCACAGTGAGAACTTTACCATCGAGTGGATCATCAACACGTTGATTGAGAATGAGATGTCTCTTCGATGTATGCATACGTTCAACAATTTCTACGACTTTGTGGGGAATGATGAATCGAATATATTTTTTATCATTGAAGTCGTACATGGGTTCATGGATTGTTGCTACGAACTTCATCGTCTTCTTCTATATACCAATAGGATAAGTAAAACTATAAGTAATATGAATACATGTGTGATCATGAACGGTTCGTATGGACGACGAGTTCCAAATTGTTGATGACAGAAGGATCGACCAACTTCGATGGCTGCTTCGATACTTGAATAAGGTGTTTTTCTTGGGGACATCATACCACACATGGCAACCTTTTTAGATTTTCCAAAGAATGGAAGTTGTCCATTAGGATTTAATACTCCTGACGATTGATCAAATATCCATTGTGTCCCTTCCCATGATGCACCCCATCCGATCCGGATTTCTTTTGGTTGTACCAATCCAAGTTGTTCGATCACCTTTTCAATTAACTTTTCTTGATCCATCTGAACAACTTCTTCCGTGAGATTACAAATGACACAAGAGATTGTCTTCTTGTCTGGAAGAACAACAGGTTGAAGACGAAGTTCAGTATCCAATACATATTGAAGATCACTTGGTATATCCATTTCTTCATGGTATTCCAATATAATGTTGATGGCACCATACGTACTCGGACCAATCTTCTCTGTGGCATCTTCTCCCCAATTATTTTTAATGAGTTGAACTGCTGGACTGTTGTCAACACATAGGATGAGAAGTCCTTCCTTGACAAGCAATCCACTTTTGAATTGTGCAGCAAAACCATTATCCAAGTAGATGACATCTTTAAGTTCTGACCCAAATTGAAAGTTGACACCCTTATCTATGAGTGCTTGCTGCATGGCATCACACATCACTTTACCAGAAACTTTTTGTGTGTATGGAGAAGAAAGTCCAACATGATCAAAACTTTTGACGAATTCATATGCTGTCATGACATCCCAAGTCACACCATCTATGATGAGTGTGACAGCTTCTAAAAGTTTTTGTCCCTTTTCAGATAGTTCTCCGACAGCATCTTTGAGTGACATCTTTTTATATTTCCATGGCATCGATAATACCTTGATAGCCAACGATGCGAGAGTCATGTAGTCCTTCGAAGAAAGATGTTCACGAATGATATCGGCATTATCGGTTTCAGCTTTTTCAAATATATCATCCCACTTGATATCCATTTCCTTGAATAAACTTTTTGTGTTGATAAATGCACGATCAAATACAATACGATGTGCGTGCATATCTCTTGTATCAACAGATGGTTCCCACCACGAACCACCTGCTGAAAGTTTTTTGTCGTAGACGAACACTTCATGGTCTGTAAACTTTTTCAGTTCCCACGCGATGGACATACCCGTAGGGCCTGCACCGACGATATGAATCTTCATTCTATTATTAGAATAGATATAAAATATCAGTAGAAAGTAGAATGTTATGTGTTGCTCAACACGTACCAATCAAACTTCCTAGTAGAAAGTTGAAAACATGGAAGTTTGCAGGTAAGTTTCTATGGAAGAATGCCACTGTACAAAACAAAAGAGAGCTTGGTCAATGGACGAAGGGGGAACTTCTCGAACTCGGACCAACATTTGTAAAATTAGGCCAGATCGCTTCGACGAGGGGAGACCTCTATCCTCCAGAATTTACAAAAGAATTAGAATCACTTCAAGATGATGTCCCACCCGTAGAATTCGAGACCGTCATAGATTATGAGATTTTCAAAGAATTTGACCCTGTA